TCAATCGGACTTTTCGTGCTTCAGAACTCTCTTCTGGGCAAGTTCGTACACTTCTTCATCAGCACGGACTCCAATGACAATAATCATCATAGATGTCTCAGTACGTCGAAGCTGATAGACAATGCGCAGACCCGCAGAGCGGAGTTTGATTTTCAGAAGTCCTGCAAGGTTAGTGCTGTTGTGATTGCCGAGCGGTTTGCCGTAGCCCTGTTCATCAACAGGCAGTGGATTTTGCTGAACTTTTTTGATGGCTTTCAGAACAAGATTGCGCTGGCTACCATCTAAACCTTTGAGGTCTTTTTCTGCTTCAGGGAGGTATTCAACTTTCCAGCTCATTCGATTTCTACCTCGTCAAAACCGGCGAGATCGTCTTCTGTAACACCGAGACGGCGGTTCATTTCTTCCTCAGAAATCAAAGAGGTGGGATCAAAGTGTGCCATACGTTCAGAAGCAACAGCCAGCAGACGAGCATCATTTAATTCATCCATTAAACGGACATATTCGTCCGGGGAGATGAGAACGCATTCGGCAGCATTGTTTTTCATAACAACCTTGGCACCGCACTGCTTGACATCTTCAAATATTTTTCCGGCAAGACCACGGTTGAATTGGGTGATTGGAACAGTGTTGGTAATAGCACTCATAACAGAAGCCATAATCGTCAACTCCTTTCTTTGATTGCATTATAGCACACGTTTGCAAAAATATCAACTGGTTAGTCGATAAATTTACTGATAAATATATTGTATGCTGAAAGGATGACTTTGATACACAGCTAATAGCATTTTTTCCTTTAGCCTGTCTGCTTCGTGCAGATGGGCTTTTTTCATGCCTGCGAGGAGGTGGTTACGCAAATGGCATCCAGAATCCAGGGCATCACCGTTGAGATCGGCGGCGATACCACAAAGCTCTCCAAAGCACTGGAAAGTGTAAACAAATCAATCAAGGGGACGCAGTCCGGACTGAAGGATGTCAACAAACTCCTGAAACTGGACCCTTCCAATACAGAACTGGTCGTCCAGAAGCAGAAGATGCTGAAGGATGCCATTGAAGCTACCAAGGAAAAGCTGGCAACTCTGAAGACTGCCGCACAGCAGGCCAATGAGCAGCTTGCCAACGGTGAGATCACCCAGCAGCAGTATGATGCCCTCCAGCGTGAGATCGTGGAGACCGAACAGAATCTGCGGTCTTTACAGGACCAGGCGGCGACCACCAATGCGACTCTTGCTAGGATCGATGAAGCCGGAGAAAAGCTCCAGAACATCGGATCTTCTGTGGAGAATGTAGGCAAGAAGTTCCTTCCGGTGACTGCCGCTGTAACGGGGCTTGGCACTGCCGCAGTGAAGACGGCAGCAGATTTCGATTCCGAGATGAGTAAGGTCTCTGCCATTTCCGGTGCGATCGGGGATGACTTTGACCAGCTCCGTGCGAAAGCCCGTGAGATGGGTGCAAAGACCAAGTTCTCTGCATCCGAGGCAGCTTCGGCGATGGAATACATGGCCATGGCCGGATGGAAGACTTCTGACATGCTGAACGGCATCGAGGGCGTCATGAACCTCGCGACCGCTTCGGGTGAAGACCTCGCTACGACTTCAGATATTGTTACCGATGCCCTTACCGCGTTCGGCTTATCCGCTGCGGATTCTGGGCATTTTGCCGATATCCTCGCAGCCGCTTCCTCCAATGCGAACACCAACGTCTCCATGATGGGCGAGACGTTCAAGTACTGTGCGCCTATTGCCGGTGCGCTGGGGTTCTCGGCAGAGGATACCGCAGAAGCCATCGGACTTATGGCAAACAGTGGTATCAAGGCTTCACAGGCTGGTACTTCCCTTCGTACCATCATGAACAACCTTTCCGGTGAAGTGACCTTTGTGGGTAAAAACATCGGTGAGGTTACGATTGCAACCAGCAATGCAGATGGCAGCATGAGAAGCCTGAACGACATCCTTGCAGACTGCCGTGTGGCATTCTCCGGGCTGTCGGAATCTGAGAAGGCCGCCAACGCAGAGGCATTGGTCGGCAAGAATGCGATGTCCGGCTTCCTTGCCCTGATGAATTCCAGCGAGACGGACATCAACAAACTGCGTGGTGCCATTGAAAACTGCGATGGCGCATCTGAGAGCATGGCAGAGACCATGCAGGACAATTTAAATGGTCAGCTCACCATCCTGAAATCTCAGCTGGAGGAGCTGGCTATTTCTTTTGGCGATATCCTGATGCCCACCATCCGCAAGATCGTATCTGCTGTGCAGCAGTTAGTGGACAAGCTCAACAGCATGGATGAGGGTACCAGGGAAACGATCATCAAGATCGGGCTCCTGGCGGCATCCATCGGTCCGCTGCTCATTGTGCTGGGCAAGACCATATCGACCGTCGGCACTGCGATGCGGGGATTCAGTTCTCTTGCAAAGGGTGTCCGGCTTCTCATCACCCATGTGGGCAGTGCCAGCGGTGTGTTCAGCAAGCTGGGTGTGGTTCTGGGTGGTCTGTCCGGGCCGGTCGTAGCAGTGGTGGCGGTCATCGGCACACTGGTTGTGGCGTTCATGAACCTCTGGAATACGAATGAGGAGTTCCGTACTGCCATTACCGGCATCTGGAACGACATCGTTTCCAAGGTGAAAGCGTTCTGTGATCAGTTGACACAGCGGATCAACGGACTGGGCTTTGACTTCAAGGATGCCACCGAGGTACTGAAAGCAGTCTGGGATGGATTCTGTCAGGTGCTTGCTCCGCTGTTCGAGGGAGCCTTCCAGAATGTTGCCACCATCCTTGGCGTTGTTCTGGATACGCTGCTTGGTCTGTTTGATGCCTTTTCCAATGTGTTCTCCGGCAACTGGAGCGGTGCATGGGAAGCGGCAAAGGGCATCTTCTCCAGTATCTGAGATGGCGTGAAGTCTGTATTCTCTACGACTCTTACCGCATTAAAGAGCGCACTGGATGTGTTTCTTGGGCTGTTAGGTACGGACTGGCAGACGGTCTGGGGCAGTATCAAGAGCTTCTTTGAGACCGTGTGGAGCGGAATCAGCAGCTTCTTTTCAAACACAGTTTCTGCTATCCAAAGTGTGGCAACGACTGTGTTCACTGTAGTTTCGAGCTTCTTTACGACTGTCCTTACGAGTATCCAGACGACCTTCAGCACCATCTGGACTGCCATTTCCACAGCCGTTTCTTCTGTGTTGAATATGATCCATACCACGGTGACAACTGTGTGGACGGCGATCTCGACTGCGATTTCTACGGTCATGAATACCATCAGCACGACGATCACTTCGGTGTGGAATGGCATCTACAACACCATGAAACCTCTGTTGGATGCGTTCAAATATCTGTTTGAAACCATCTGGCAGGCAATTCAGATCCTGATCGGCGCAGCACTGACTGCAATCCAGATGAAGATCACTTCCATCTGGAACGCCATCGTCGCCTTTGTGACTCCGATCCTGACTGGATTGCAGACGACTTTCTCTACGGTTTGGTCCGCGATCCAGACAGCCATATCTACGGTGCTGACTGCAGTCCAGACCGCGGTGACAACTGTATGGAACGCTATTGTATCGTTCCTGTCTCCGCTGCTGACTGGCATTCAGACCCGGATGAGTACGGCATGGAATGCAATCAAGACGGTCATTTCGACTGTCCTTTCAGCAATCCAGTCCACGGTTTCTTCCATCTGGAGCGCCATCAGCAGCAAAATCTCCGGTGTGGTAAATGGTATCAAATCGGTGGTTTCTTCCGGCTGGAATGCCATGAAGTCTACGGTTTCGTCCCTCAGTAACAGCATCAAGAGCGCGGCGACCACAGCTTTTAACTCGATGAAATCCGGGATTTCCTCTACCATTTCCGGTATTAAGTCCACCATCACGAACGGCTTTAACAGTGCAGTTTCCTTTATCAAGGGTCTGGCTGGACAGGCATTCTCGTGGGGCTCGGACATGATCGGCAACATTGTGTCCGGTATCCAGTCGAGGATTCAGGATGTGGCAAGTGCCGTATCGGGAGTGGCAGACCGTATCCGTTCCTTCCTGCACTTCTCTGTGCCGGACGAAGGACCGTTGGCGGATATGGAAAGCTGGATGCCGGACTTCATGCAGGGACTGGCAAACGGCATCACGACCAACACCGGACTTGTGACTGCGGCGGCGGAGAACCTGTCCACCACGCTGTCTACTTCCATCACCAACTCCATGAGGGGAGTGGAGCAGGCATACAGTAAGAGCTGGGCGGCCATCAGTCAGACGGTGAAGACCGGAACAGCAGGTGTGAGTGCCGCGATGAGATCCGCATGGAGTTCCATTACGGCCAGTACCACGAGCACATGGAATAGCATCAAGTCCAGTATCCAGAACAGCTTCTCGGTGGTGAAATCCAATGTGACCTCTGCGACAGCAGCAGTGAAAACTTCCATGACCAGTGCATGGAATGCGGTGAAGTCGCTGACAACGACCAGCTGGAACGGAATTAAAACGGTCATTACCACAGCGTGGAACGGGATTAAATCCCTTACCACCTCTGCGACCGCTTCTGTAAAAACGTCCATGACCAGCGCATGGAATGCGGTGAAAAACCTGACGAATACCAGCTGGAATGGTATCAAAACAGTCATCACGACTGCATGGAACAGCATCAAGAGTCTTACAACTTCCTCTGTATCCGCAGTTCGCAGTACGGTCACAAGCGGCTGGAACACACTGAAATCTACCACGACCTCTGCCTTCAACAGCATCAAGTCTACGGTGTCTTCGGCAATGTCCAGCCTGCGCAGCACGGTTTCTTCTGGTGTTGCAAGTATCAGGAGCAGTTTTAACTCGCTCGGTTCGATTGCTTCTTCGGCATACCGCTGGGGTGCAGATATCTGTTCCCAGATGGCGTCAGGTGTCCGGGCAGCAGCCGGTTCCGTGATCGCAGCGGCAGAAAATGTCGCAAGCAGGGTCAGAAGCCTGCTGCATTTCTCTGTACCAGATGAAGGACCTCTGTCCGATGCAGATACCTACATGCCGGACTTCATGAAGCTGCTGGCGACCGGCATTAAGAAAAATGTCAAGTCGGTGGTAAAAGCCGTGCAGGGACTTGCCGGGTCTATGAGCAACAACCTCACGACCCCGGTAGATTCTCTGGGCGACTGGATGGATTCCGTGGTCGGCAGTTTTGCTACCACGATCAAGAAAAGTCAGAGCGGTATCGGTAGTGCGGCAAGGGATGTGGGCAGCGGTATCCAGTCCCAGTTGATGTCCGGGCTTTCCGGTCTGAAAACACAGTTCCAGCAGCTCTGGACGGACCTGCAGGGGATTACAAAAGCCGCTGTCGGAAATATGGGCAATGAGGTGAAGCAGGGCTTTTCGGATATGAAGGATTCCATTGGAGAGCTGAGTTCTCAGACCAGTTCCCTTGGAAATGCAATCCGCAGGCCTTGGCGATACCTTCAACTCGGATTTCCTAAAGAGCCTGGGCAACGGCATCAGTAAGGTCGGTGACACGGTCAATACGGTCACGGGTCTAGTGGACAAGCTCGGCTCCATGAAGAACACCATCGGAAACCTCGGAAATACGATGCAGAACCTTGGCAATGTCCTCGGTACAGAGAACGGCGGTGGTCTGTTGTCCAACATCGGAGATTTCTTGTCGAAGATCGGCAGTGCAGATGGAGGTCAGATCGTGTCGAAGTTTGGCAATCTGATCTCTGGGCTGACCTCCAAAATGGGCGGTCTGGGAGAGGGAATCTCCGGCATCATCTCGAAGCTGGGAAGCCTTGGCTCCAGCGGTGGGGGAATCCTGTCGAATCTGGGTGGGCTGCTTTCCGGTGTAGTGTCGAAGATCGGCGGCTTAGGCGGCAGTCTTTCTGGGCTTCTGTCTGGTGTGGGTTCCACATTGGGCGGAATTGCTGGTTCTGCCGGTTCCGCAATCGCAGGACTGTTCGGCTCGGTTGGCACGACCGTATCCGGTCTGGCTGCTGGTGCGGGATCGGCTCTGGCTGGTATCGCTTCCTCGGCCGGAGGAGTGCTTGCTTCGGCAGGTACAGCACTGGCCGGTCTTGCCGGTCCTGCAGGTATCGCAGTGGCAGCCGTTGGCGGCATCGGTCTTGGACTTACCGCTCTCTGGAAAAACTGCGATGGCTTCCGGGAAGGTGTCACAAATATCTGGAACAAGGTTACTTCGGTGTTTTCCAAGGGTGTGTCCGCCATCAAGAACGGAATCTCCAATGCGGCTTCTGCCATCGGCAACGTGGCATCGTCCATCTGGGGCGGTATCAAGAACGTGGCTTCCTCTGCAGTCAGCTGGGGCAAGGATATTGTTGGCGGTATCGCAGGAGGCATCAAGAAGGGTGTGAGCTGGGTTGGCAATGCGGTCAAGAGTGTGGCAAACGGTATCCGTTCGTTCCTGCATTTCTCGGTGCCGGATGAAGGACCGTTGGCAGATGCGGACACCTATATGCCCGACTTCATGAAGCTGCTGTCCGGCGGCATCAAGAAAGGCGAGGACGGACTGATCAGCCAGATCAAGTCGTTGGCAGGAAAAGTACAGCAGGGTATGGAGGGCATCAGCTCCTTCAGCCTGCCGGAACTGACCCTGCCGCATTTTGATGGTTCCGGCTGGAACTTTCCGCAGGCGGCTCTGGCCGGAGGCGGTACAACCCGGACAACGAATCTCGGCGGTGTGTATATCACGGTCAATGGCTACAATGCCCGGAACGATGATGAACTCGCACAGACCGTTGCGGATAAGATCAACGGCATGATCGATCAGGATGATTCGGTCTTTAAGTAAAGTTAGGAGGTAGATGCTTATGGGCTACAATGCCCCAAAACAGACTGTGTCACAGTTTCAGTTAAAAGGCAGATATGCCAGACAGTATCTGTCCTTTGCAGGGAAGTCCAGCAAAGACTTCCTTTTATATTTGTCTGGTCCCGGCGTGTATGATTCCCCGGCTGCAGATGTGGAGAGCACCTCCGTACTCGGCAGGAACGGAGACATCCTCACCGAGAATGCAAAGGCAGGCCGCCGCAGGTATCAGAACGTGGATATCAAGTATAAGGCATTTTTCTTCAACGGACTGCCAGCTAAGACAGCAGCAGTCAAGGCATGGCTTCTGTCGCCGGTCGGGTATCAGAAACTGCAGGATACTTATGATCCGGATTTCTTTCGGATGGCTGTGTGTACGGATGCATTGGAGTTTGATGTGACAGCCCAGAAAGCTGCCGAGATGAAGCTGACCTTCAATTGCAAACCACAGCGGTGGAGCGTGGACGGGCAGAGGGCGATCCGGCTGGATGGCAGGTCGACCCTAAAGAATCCCTTTGCATTTCCAGCACAGCCTATCTTCAAGGTCTACGGAGATTCTGGTGGTAAGCTGTATGTGGGTGAGGAGAAGATCATCATCCACAGCATCAAAGATTATGTGCTTCTCAACTGTGAGACGCACAATGCCTATAATGCCGTTGGGTTCTGCAACGAGACCATCCTTTCAGAGGACTTCCCGGAGCTGCCGGAAGGAAAGACCACGATCACATGGACGGGTGGTATCACGGCGGTGGAGGTAACTCCTCGCTGGTGGACACTGTGACAGGAGGTGAGGCCGGTGATTCCATGTTTATATGATTCCAGGGAAATGAAATTTGACCATAACGGCATCGGAAAGCTGGCAGATGCACAGTTCTGTACCGTAACGGAAAAGAGAAACGGAAGCTATGAGCTGAAGCTCATCTGCCCGGCGGACGGTATCCATGCAGAAATGCTGGAGGAGGGGAATATCATCCTTGCAAAACCATCCGATACCATGCAGAGTCAGCCGTTTCGCATTTACAAGATCACGACACCGATTGATGGAAAGCTGGAAGTGCTGGCACGGCACATTTCCTACCAGCTGAATTTTATCACCGTGTCACCGTTTACCACAGGCGGATGTGCGGGTGCGATGAATGGCCTGAAAAAGCATGCTTCTTCGGACTGTCCGTTCTCTGTCTGGACGGATATGGAGTCCAAAGCAGCCTTTGCCGTGTCGGTACCGGCATCCTTTCGGAACTGTCTGGGTGGCATGGAAGGGTCGATGCTGGATACTTTTGGCGGTGAATTTGAGTGGGACCGGTATACCGTGAAGCTTCATAAGGCGAGAGGCACCGACCATAACGTCCATATCATCTATGGCAAGAACCTGACGGATTTCAAGATGGAAAAATCCATCGAGAACACCATCACGGGAGTGCATCCGTACTGGGTAGACAACGAAACGCAGGCGGTTATGGAACTGCCAGAAAAAGTGGTCATGGTCAGCCGAAAATCTGTGCCGTATCAGAAGATTACGGTGCTGGACTGCACCAGTGCCTTTCAGGAAAAGCCATCGGAAGCGGCTTTGCGAGAGTATGCACAGGACTATATTGATACGACCAGCCTGACAGAGCCGGAGGTCGACATTAAAATCGACTTCATTCAGCTTTGGAATACACCCGGATATGAGGATGTTGTACAGGCAGAACAGGTCTCGCTCTGTGATACGGTTCATGTGTATATCTCGAAGCTGGGCATTGAAGCCAGTTCCAAGGTTACAGAAACCGAATATGACTCGCTTTTGGAACGGTATAACAGCATCACGCTGTCGAATTCTACGGTCAGCAGCCGAAATTCCTCCCTGACAAGCTCCCTTAACAGTATCCGAAATACAGCAACCGCCGCATACGATACCGCAGTCCGTGTGGAAACAGCAGTGGGAGAGCAGATGGGCGGCATTTCGGCCTCCATTATCTATGATGGTGCGTTGTTTGCTGCACTGTTCGGCCTTCATTATAAAAATGAGACGGACAGTAAGGGGAATACGACTCGGTACGCATTCAACGCAGCAACTCTGAAACAGTCAACGGTTGCGTGGAAGAATAGTCCGGCCGGATTTTTTGTTTCCACAGATGGCGGGAAGACATGGGGATATGGCTGGGAGTCAGATGATTCCGCAGTCAAAACAGCAATCCTGCTGGAGCAGACACTCAAGGAACTGGACGACCGTTACAAGAAAGCAGCCGAGCTTTCCGAGGAGTTGCTGGAGGAACTGGATGAGCGGTACAAAACAGCGACCGCTATTTCTGTAGAACTTCAGAAAACGCTCGATCAGCGGTATGAAACGGCAAAGAAGCTGTCCAAAGAACTGTATGAGGAACTGGATAGGCGGTACAGCACCCTCACGGAAATCTCAGATGATTTGCAGAAGGAACTGGACGCGAAGTATCAGCCGTATATCCCTGTGTCCGAAAGTGCGCCGGAAGACCCGGCAGAGGATTCCTTCTGGGTCGATAAGAAGAACCTTCGGTTGAAACTGTGGGACGGAGAGCAGTGGCAGACGATTGGATATGAACCGGAAGAACCTGATCCAGAGCCAACGGAACCGACCACACCGACTGAGCCTGAAACCCCGGATATCGAAAAGCCGGGTAGTGAAGATAAGGATACGGAAAACAAAGAGGAAATAGATAACAAGGAGACGGATCAGGAAGGAGGAAGTTCGTAATGCTTACAGGCATTTATCAGGAAGTGGAATTGTCGCTGACGGAAAATCTCATCCCAGTGACGGTTCCGGTCAAGCAGTATGACAACAAGGCGAGAAAAGTTCGCTGTGTTTTGTATAACAACTCTGTGGAATATACCGTGCCGCGGAATTGTATTGTAGCCTGTTCCGGTACCCGTCCGGACGGTACGATCTTCCACTACACGAGTGAAACTGCGCCAGACCTTGTATTCGTTGAGAAGGGGGCAGTCCTCTTTACGATCACGACCTTCATGACGGCGCAGGCCGGACGTTTTCCGCTGGATGTTGTTATGCTCAGCACAGAAGGTGATGTCCTTGGCTCATTCTCTCTTACGTTAAAGGTGGAGAGGGCGGCCATCAATAACGGCAAGATCGCCACTTACACATTTGTAGCATTCCTGAAAGCTGTTCGGGATGGCATCCGAAATCTGTTTATAGACAAGGCAGGCTGCTTTGGCTTTGAGTCGGATGACGGTCTGGGACTGAGTGATAGATCGGAGTCCAGTTCCGTAGAAAAGCTGTGCCGTGAAATCGTGGAAGGATCGATCACGGAGGATGGCTATTTTGCATTTGAAACAAAATGCGACCTTGGGCTGATATTCACAACCGATGAAGAAGGACATCTGGTCGTGGAATATGGCGAGGATGATGCGTCAGTGTAAGGCTGACAGAAAGGGGTAATATGGCAAAATACACAGGCCGCCGGATCGTTCCCAAACATGCAGGCGAATGGGACATCCGGAAAGAATATGAAGAGCTGCAGATCGTACTGGATACAGACAGCGGCAACAGTTTTATTTCCAATCTTCCGGTGCCGAAGGGGACGGCTCTGGATGATGAGAAGTATTGGAGTCTGTTCAGCCTGCATAGTGAGCAGATCGCAGAGGCAGAGGAGCATTTGACCCAGACGGCTGAAGATATTCGCTCAGAGCTTTCGGAAACAGAAAACCGGATCAGCAAAAATGTATCCGACACGGAAGGCCGTATCAATGAAAGTCTCTCCAGCACAGAAAGTAAGGTAAACACCAGCCTGTCCGAGACAGAAAGCCGTGTGACTGCGCGTGTGGAGAATGCAAAATCGGATCTGACTGCAAAAGTCGCTGCGGCAGAGCAGCAGATGAACCAGAACGCCCAGAATGTCGCACAGACAAACAAGGCTCTGAATGCCCGGATGGACCAGATTGCAAAAGGGAGAACCTCTGACACAGAAGTCCTTGATGCAAGAGTGGATTCGGAGGGGAATACCTTTGACAACCTTGGAACAGCGATCCGTTCCATCTATCCAAAAGCAAAAGAAGGGCTGGATGCACTGCAGGAATCCAAGGTGGATGCAAACTATGATGCGACCGGCGAACTGACAGAAGGCATTACAGTCAACACGATCAATGGAGAAACGCAGAAGTTTGAGCATGTTCAGACGACAGCACTGATCCCGGTAGATACCGCCTGCCAGAAAGTTTACTATACTGGGCAGGTGTTCAACTGGATCGGAGTTGCAGGCTATGATGCCAATGGCACGTTTGTGGCATCTATTCTGGATTCCAGGGATACGGAACAGCCGCAGGAGTACAAAGAAAAGGAATTGGAGATCCCGGAAGGGGTATTCCAGATCCGGGCAAGCTCCTATGCGAAAGACCTGAACCTGAAAGTCTGCGGAGAGTCTGCAAAGCTGTGGAATCAGGTTCAGAGGGAGCGACAGAATCAGAAAAAGATGGCAATCGAGATCGAAGCACTGCGAAGTGCGGATGATGCACTGGCAAAGGAAACGATGACCAGTCTGGAGTATCCGGATATTATCGTGATCCTCATGTCCATTGATGAGACCGGCACTTACTTCCCGGCAAAATACCCGGAGTACCGGGCTTCTGAGATCACGCTGGGCGGACTTCACAGCAAGAATGTGAGCATCTACCAGTATTTCTGCGATGAACTGCAGGATGAGGCAAACGGTGTCTATGTATGCAGCGGTCATCTGATCCAGCCGGCTGTGGAGAGTTATCCTACACTGGATTATGTGTCTGCGGATTCGGTTGGCAGACAGAGCGGCAGGGTACTGCACATGGCATACGGCCGAGGCCAGTACGGAGGTCCCAACTGGCATCCGAACAACTACGCACACTGCGCATGGGGCTATCAGCTGTATGCGCTGGTCAAGTATACACTGGCACTACAGGATATGAAGTGATGCCGGGAATATCCCGGAGAAAGGAAAAGCTATGATGAACCGTAATAATTGTCTGAAAATTCGGGGGGGGGGTATCGGATTATCTGCCCTGTGCAGTGATCTGATCTCTTCTGTGCTGAGGGGAGGTGTGTTCTATGCCTAAGTATGTTGGCAGACGCATCGTCCCGAAGCATGGCGGCATCTGGGACAAGACAAAAGAGTACGAGGAACTGATCATTGTGCTGTGTCAGGAAACTGGTGTCAGCTATATCTCTAAGCTGCCGGTCCCGGCGGGAACGGAAATCTTTAATGAACACTACTGGGCTGTATGCAGTGAGTTCAGTGAGCAGATCAGGCTGGCAGAGGATCACCTGACCCAGACAGCAGAGGACGTTCATACGGAACTAACAGAAACAGAAAGCCGCATCAGTAAAAATGTGTCCGAAACGGAAGAGAGGGTCACCCAAAAGCTCACGGATACGGTGCAGAACGTGAATGACAGTCTGAGTGATACGACCACAACGCTGGCGAAGAAGTTGGCAGATGCTCAGAAGCAGCTGGAGGATGGACGGACAGCCATGCAGCAGAGTGCAGCATCCCTGAATTCCAGGATGAACAGCATTGCATCCGGTAAGACTACGGACAAGGAGACTCTGGATGCGCGGGTCGATTCGGCAGGGAAGACCTATGACTCATTTGGTGCACACTTACGGTCCAGAGCCGATAAGTTCTATGCCAACGGTATGCCTTTCTCTTATACAGGAGCAGTCAATCTGAATACCACAGAGCATCAGCTGGAGTTTTCTGGGAACTTTATCTATCTGGGTGCGAAGGGGAATAAGCTGCTTACGAAACCAGAGCCGGTTCCATATAACCCGGATGCTCTTTTGACCTATATCTCCTACGATACAGTGGAAGGGACGTTGGTGACAGCGGACTGGTCGGATTCTCCAAAAGAGAATGATATCATCGTTTTTGTAGTGGACTGTAAATATCCGGAACGGTCTTATGGCTACTTTCCGTTTAAGGTGGATGGCAGGATGCCGTTTGGCGACCATACGCTGTCCGGCACGATGCTTCGGGATAAATCGGTGGACGGACAGAAACTCCTGGATGCTACCGTTACAAAGGATAAACTCGCAGATGCCTGTGTAAGCGCGGCAAAACTTGCACGGGATGCGCTGATGTCACAGAGCCTTGAAGTTCCATTCCAGCCCTGTGTCTTTTCAAAAGGAAAATGGGAGATCGTGGATGAAGGAGCCACCATCCATCATTTTTTGACGGAGTATGAGAGCGGGTATTATGGCGGCGGCATTAAAGTTCCCCGTGCGGAGCGGTTTGATAAGCTCTATGTCGAGATGGATTACTGCAACGGCCAGCTGATGCACTACTATGTGGTTGGTTCAAAGCTGGTGAACTTTGGGTCGATCGCTTCTACGGATGGAAAACCAAAGAGAATCACGCTTGAAATTCCATCCAAAAAGCTGGAAGATGCCGGGTATAAGGATGACTATATCCAGATCGTGTTCACGAAGAACAGCACCTACGATATGACCATGTCCAACGTAAAGGCACATTACTTCAATGTGAAGGGCAGCTACTTTGGGGAAGATTACAGCCTCCTTCATGAGCAGGCTGACACCAATACAAAGGAGCTTGCTGCCTTGTCGGAAAAGGTCCGTGTAAATGTGGATGCGATCAAAACAGCAGATGCGAATATGCAGAACCTTTCCAAAACGATCAGTTTCGTGTCTACGGATATGCAGGTGGTCATGAAGCAGAAATCTGCGTTCACCGGAAAGAAGATCCTGCTTTTGGGAGACAGCATCACGGCACTGAACACATCGGAGCGTGGCTGGGTAAGATACTTCAATGAGATCATCCAGCCGGAGCGGTTTGTAAACCTGTCGGTATCCAGTGCCAGATGGTGCGATTATGAGGACAGCGTTTACGATGGCAACCCGGTCTTTTCCGGACCGGATCAGAATCACAACAATGTCATGGGCAATCAGGTGGAAAAACTCATCCGAGGCAAGGACAAGACCAGCCCTCACTACAAGGAAGTGACTGCCTACGCCGACTTTGATATGATCCTGATCGCCTGTGGTACGAATGATGGTGTTCCTTCCGGTGATATGGAAGGCTCTTTCACTTCGGAGAATGAAATGGTCGCCATCGAAGAGCTGGACCGCAGGGCGTTTGCATCAGCATTCCGGTACAGCATCGAAAAACTTCAGCAGCTGTACCCGGCGGCGAAGATTTATATCTGTACGCCGATTCAGGGCTATATCACGACCCGGAGCTATGCACAGTCCAAGGCGAAAGGCGATTATCTGAAACTTCTTGCCGGCAGGATGTCTCTGGAAGTCATTGATACTTTCTGCTGTGGTATCTGTGACATCTACGAGAAAAAGAATGCCAATGGCCGCTACCTGATTGATGGTCTGCATCCGAATGCGGCAGGCGCAAAGAAGATCGGAGTGTTCAATGCCAGTGCAGTGATTCTCAAACCACATCTCAAGAGAGAGGGAACAGACCACAAAATTCCGGTCATCATCGGTGTAGTAGAAGGCGACACCCACGATATTGGAAAAAACCTGGTCAAGATCATGATGGATACTGCCGGATTTGAAGTATACGATTTGGGCAGAGATGTTCAGATTTCGGACTTTGTTCAGAAGGCAAAGGAAGTCAAGAGCGGGATTATCTGTATGTCTACTTTGATGACAACCACAATGCAGAATATGAAGTGTGTTATTGATCAGCTGGTTTCGGAGGGAATCCGCGATCAGTTTAAAATCATGGTAGGCGGTGGTCCGCTTTCTAAAAACTTTTCAGATAAACCTATAATACACACGACAATGACATTGTCCTGGTGTTTGACCTCCTTTCGGGAGATGAGCGACCTTTCATGTAAGCACAGTAAGAGGATATAAAATCAAAAAAGGACGATATGACTTTGGTCATATCGTCCTTTTGGTATTGCAAAAATTTTGTAAGGTGAAATCTTTTGCGGAGAATCGGGCATTTTGGTTACGGCATGATGGAGTTTGCGCCGTCTACGATTACGCTCTGACCGGAGAAGTAGCAGGAATCCGGTCCAGCAAGGAAAGCAACGACAGGAGCGATGTCGGTTTCGGAATCGCCAAAGCGTTTCATTGGGTTCAATTCCACCTGTTTTGCATATTCCTCCGGGAATTTTTCTGCCCAAGCTTTTGCAGCAGGAGATTCAGCGCCCGGCAGAACAACGTTGACACAGATGCCGTACTGTCCCCACTCTTTGGCTGCAATCTTGGTCAAGCCGCGCAGCGCTTCCTTGTTGGAGCCATAAGCCAGCTGACCAGCAATGCCGAACATACCGGTAGCGGAGGCGAAGTTGATGATTCTGCCTTCGTGTTGCTCTTTCATGTATGGGAAGGCTGCCTGCATATAGTTCAGAGAGCCAATCACACCGCTCTGCCATGCCTTGAGCATATTGTCGTAGCTGGTTTCTTCGACCGGTGCGGAAGGAACGATTGCCTGTCCATTGTTGACAACAACGTCGACAGTTCCATAGGCTTCTACGGTGGCTTTTACGACCTCTTCTACTCTTGCGCGGTCGGCGGAGTCACAGCTCATAGCAAAGCCTTCGCCGCCGAATTCTTTGATTTCCTTGATGGTCTGTTCGATTGGCTCCAGACGGCGACCGGTGGCAACGACTTTGACACCGCGTTTGGCTAAACAAAGCGCAATTCCTTTTCCAATTCCCTGTCCGGCGCCGGTTACAATAGCAACTTTTTCAGATAATGGTTTCAT